TCCCTATACGAATCGGTAAAAAAAAATCAGCACCCTTTATTATGAAAACTTTTTTCTTGTATTTGTTCTTTGCAACATCTGCAACAAGCTATGACTTTTACAAAATAAAAGTAAAAGACTTTACGACTTGCCAAGATGCTTTAGAAAAATATACAAGTATTCATATTGACAATGGAGTTAAATATAAAGGTAAAACAATATTTATGTATTATTGTAAAACAAAGGATGGAAAATGGGCAAAGACGACAATATCAAGTGGATTGATATAGGAACTAAATTAACAAAAGAACTATTAAAAAGAAAACAAAAGGAATATGGAGACTTTGAAAGTAATGCTTACATTGTAGCAAAATTTATTAAGTCAGTATTAGAGGTTGTAAATAAACAAAAATTAAAAGTACCTATAACTATATTACCTCAACTTATGATTGTGTTAAAACTTACAAGAACCATAGAAGATGGTAGTAAAGGAACACTTCATAAACCTGACACATTTGCAGACATTAAAGGTTATTGTGATTTATTAGATAATATGGTTAAGCAAATAGAAAAAGATGAAAATGGGAAATAAAGTATTTTATAGTCCAAAAATTAAAAAGATAATTGACTTTATGATAGAATATCATAGGAAAGAACAAGCATATCCTAGACTAATTGAGATTGGAGAAGCTTTAAATTTATCTAAACAAAGGATTGGTATTCTAATGAAAAATGCTGTTAAACTTGGCTTGGTCAAAGAGATGGATGTCTTTATGAGAAAATACCATTTGACTAAATCCATTAAAAGTAGTAAATTTAAAGTCAATAATTACTATGAGTTGTAATAAGTTAACAACTTATGAAGTTGTGGTAGTTGTTGAAGAAAAATTCGCTAGTGTTGAGAACGCAGTGGATAACAAAGACGCAATAGGAGAACCTGTTGCTAAAGTTGTTAGTAAAAGGTTCTTGAAGTCTAACATTAAGTTGGAGGATAAACATGGACTACGATCCAAAGAAGATAAGGGAAGCTCAGGAAAGACTGGAGAGAGCAGTAAAGGTAATGCAGAAAGCTAAAGCTCTTGTTCAGAAAAAGAAAAATCAGATTGCTATAATTAGTAATCAAATTTTATCTGAGCAAAATAAACAAATTAGAATTTCAAGCTAGAAAGAGATTCTAAAAAAAAGGCAAACTAGAAGAAAGGAGAACTATCGCTATGGCAAAATGTCAAGATAGTAAAGAAACAATCATAAGTCAGCATATAGGTAAAAAGATAAGAAAAAGAAGAATTGAGTTGAATATGACTCAAACTGAACTTGGAAATCAGTTACCTACAAGCTTTCAGCAAATCCAAAAATATGAGAAGGGAACTAATGCTGTTTCATCACCAAAGTTATTGTATTTATCATTAGCTTTAAAAGTTCCAGTATCTTATTTTTTTGAAGGGTTTGATGTTGTTAAGGGTGTAAGTAATTTTACATACAAAGACAATCCACCAGAACTGCATAGAGGTAATCAGGTGAAAAATGCAAAGTATTATCCTGATCCACAAGCAATTGAGGATCAATGGATTTATAGAAAGGTTAAAAAAATAATTTAATTCATGGAAGTTAGGGGTGTCCTAAGAATAAGGTACTACCCCTAACTCAAGGTATGTACCTAACTATATTAGGTTTCTGTCTTAGGTTCAACTTCTAATTGTCTCTCCTCATCATCCTTTTTCATACAAGCATAATGAGCAGGTATTCCACCCATAAACATTACAAAAGATTCATCAGAAACAATCATTTGATTACAGTATTTACAAAGACCAACATTTCTAATGATGTTTCTTTTTCTGTTCCAAGTCTTTTTACGTCTTTGCATAGTTCGGTTTTTTACCTTTTCTTGGTCTTCTCTCAGCTTTCTTTTTTCTTCTAACCGCAGCCGATAACTGTGATTTAGTCATTGATCTGACTTTGGCTATCGGTAAACATTTAGGGTAATTTTTTCTTTTCTCACCTTTGCTTCTACCACATGGAGGATATGAACCATCTGACCTTCTGTTGGCAACATCAACCCATTTTTGTTGTGTCCATTTTCTTAATGACATTATCTTCTCTTTTTATTTTTTTTTCTACCAACTTTACCCTTGCAATATTTAGATGCCCACATATTTGCGTAAGCACTAGGATAAACTTTAAATTTTCTTTTGGCGGCAGCTTTACCTGCTGGACATAACTTAGCCATGTCTTTTCTGTACTGTGAACTTAGCCATCTTTACAGCTCCTTTGTGTGGTTTATATGCACCTTTCATAAGTTTATATGAATTACCTTTTTTCATCCAATGAAAACCTTTAGGTGCTTTTACTGTTTTCTTCATACTTTTTTCTTTCTTTTTTTCTTAAGCATAGCAAAGTCTGCACCAGTTATTTTATCAAATGGTGGAGCCATTCTTGCTATCTTCATCTGTTTCTTACTATATTTTTTATTTTTACCTTTTGGCATATTATCTCCTTATGTTTGTTCCCTCCAACGACCCAGCTTATTCAGTAAGCTACACCTAGTATTTCTTCTTCTTCTTATTTTTTTTCTTTTTCTTCTTCTTCATTTTTTTTCCGTACATAGTTTTCTCCTTTATATTACCATTTTTTACAGCTCCAGTACCTAGCACTGAACTTATCTTTAGCAGTAGCACATCTGTGCCTAGCTCTAAAGCTTTTTCTTCTTGCAGGGATATTCTTTTTTATCGTCATATTAGCATCCCCAAACCTAATAATCTTTTCTTTACCACCTTTACAAGCTTTAACAACAAACTTTTTCCCTCCAGATATTTGTCTTTTGGGTCTGTTGCATTTCATCTTTGACTTGTCTATCGCCATTCAATATATCCTTCACCTTTATTTTTTATCAAAGATTGCTTTCTGTTGCCAGATTTTTTGTAAGATACATGAATCCATCCTGAATCAGGAACACCAGAAATATAGTATTCGCTTATGAGTTGATCGTAGTCAAAGTTGTTTTTTATATGTGATGCAACTTCTCTATTATCAAATCCTGCTATTTCAAAATCAACAGCTTCTCCTTTACAATGTTGTGAGTTTCTTGATGATTTAATTGCTTCTGAAAGTTCTGGGCTACGAAATCCAGATGTTATTGTTATGGGTCTGGACTCATAATATTCTCTTAATGGTTCTAATATGTTCTCACATATCGCCTTGAGGTTTTCTATCTGTTCCTCATTGGGGGTATTATCTATCCCCATCCTTGATGCTGTTGATGATTTAGTCATTTCTTCAAGACTAAAGTGTTTTGATAGTTGTGTCATGATATAGCTCCTTTTGTTTTTGGATCATAATAACAATTAAATTTTATTATAACCTGATTTTTATTTATTTCTTTCATGCCTATTTCTTTACTTTTATTTATAGCTTCTTCATACCCTGCAATCATACAATTATAAAAATTGTCATAATGTCTTAAAAAATGAGGAGGCATACACTCACCAACAATTTGACTACACATAATCATTACCAAAGCTACTTTCATAATTTTTCTTCTATTATTTTTTTAGTCTTTTTAAAATCAGACAATTTGTCCTCTAGCTCTTTTAATTTTTTGTTTGCTTTTTCTAAGTCTTCATTAGCATATTCTAATTTTTGCAAACACCTCTTGTTAGCAGAATCTTTGCTTTTATTCTGATCTTCAAGTTCATCAACTTGTTGTTTGAGTATTCGGACTTGATCTTTATACTCATTAATAATCTCTCTACTTGTGTCGGACATAAGTTTTGATTTTATTTATTTTTTCTTGAAAGTAGATACACCTTTTATACCTAGTATTGTACTAAAAGCACCTACCACAAGAGCTTGATAGAACATTGGAAGGTTAGAAAATTTATCAAAAAAAATATCTATCTTTGCTTGTATATCAGGGTCATCACTAAATACAGACCAAGCCAAAAGCAACAGAGGGATTGAGATGAGGATAAGGCAAAATTCATCCTTTAAGTCGCCTCTATGAGAATCAATTACTGCTTTTTTATATTCAACTTCACCATTAGCCATCTTCTCAGCTAACTTAAGTTCAGCAACTGATTCTAATTCTTTTGTTTTTCTTCTGTTGGCAGCAATAG